CGGGGGTCACTGGTACATTCTGGATGCCCGCTACAGGGGCACCATCGTCGTCATACAGCGAATACGAAAACACCCCCAGCGGCGCACCAGTGTCGAATTGAACAAGGTACGAGAAGGGGGTGTTTTCAATTTGCATTGTATTCTCTTACTTGACTGAAGCTGGCCGTCCCCGTCCGCGCTTCTCATTGAGTTCCTTGATCGTTGGCTCCGAGTCCCGCGTAGGGAGGGCTTCACCGACCGAAGGGTTCTGTGTACTCTCGTGGGGATCAGCCTCCTGAGAGGGCTTTCCCTTGATAACCTCAAGACGCTTGAGGCCAATCATCTGGGTGACGAACGAAGTCTCATAGAGTTCCGTACCGTCCTGACCAATGTCGATATCCTGAATAGGATCACGGAGTTCAAATTCACCAGTCGTCTTAACAGTTAGTTTTTGCATGGTCTATCTCCAAGTAAAGGGTGGACCCGAAGGTCCACCCGAAACAGCTTACGCCGTGATGCTGAGGATCGAGCGAGTGTCTGCGAAGATCAGGCGGTAGCCCTTGTTCACAGTGTGGAAGTACTTGACCTTCTGGTTCTCGATGTACTTCTCCGACTCTTCGATATCCGAAGCGTTCTCAACCAGTTCCTCTAGCGTGTCAGCGCGAGAGAAGCCCAGAAGCTGACCAGCCGTGGCGGTCGTGGCAAGGGCGAACTTCACGTTGAACTGAAGGTTCGGATTGGCCTGCGAGATATTGACGTTGCCCTTCGCGAGGTTCTCAGCAGGCGTGACACCACTGTTCGCGTCGGGGATGGTAAACATCCGGTTCCACTGGAACCACATATCCCAGTTACCAACCACGGTATCGACAGGCGTACCAGCACGAGCGCGCTCGGTCAGCCATGCCAGCAGAACTTCCCAGTTCAGCTTGCCGTTCGTTGGAGCCGTCAGAGCCCAATCGGTAGCAACCGCAGCATGGTTACGGACAGGAGCCGCAGCATGGGCAGGGTCGCCATTCTTGAGCAGATTGTAGGCTGCGCCCACCTGACCGCGCTGGACTTCGCTCTGCATACGCACAGCGTAAGGCGCAATCAGATCAAGCGAGGCACGGCGTGCGAACTCGTAGGTCCACTCGATACCCGAACCGAACTTGAAAATCTTGACGTTGTAGTCGGTGGCCTTGATCGACCGGACGGGGATACGCGTCCCCTCGGCAACCATACCATAGCCCTGATAATCCTCGTCCTTGTCATCGACAACGGTCGTAATCATCTCGTTACCAGTGATAACGCGGCTCTGGGAAACCAGTGGCTCAACGCTCTCTAGGTCGGTCTGACGATACTTCCACTGAACAATGTCGTCGATGACAGGAGCGAACAGTGCACGCACGCCGGGATAGGTTGCGAACGAATCCGCAGCCGCCTGAAGCACGACGCCCTGATCGAAGTCATCGGCGGTCGGAAGATTGAGGTGGGCGCGAGCCGTCTCATAACCATCCAAGCCTGCCTCTACGTAGGCACCATCCGGCTGAATGGCGAGACGCAGATAGTCAGGAATGTTGAGGCCGAGTTCCTTGGCATTGCGAACTAGGCGCTGACCAGCAGCAACACTCGTTGAACGCTCACTAGAAGCAAGACCAGCCAACACTTCCGTGACGGGCTTACGATTCTGGGAAAGTGTTAGAAGATCCATCTTAATTTACTCCTTAAAGCTTTTCAACGATTACGTAGTCACTACCAACAAACAGAACGTGGTTCCGTGGGTCCGTAGCGGAAGGCGTACCAGTCTTGACGAAACCGCCAACACCACCAACGAGCGTGCCAACTACGTGATCACCAAGGGCAATCGCAGCAGCGGACTTAGGCAGACGCTTGATGAACTTACGCTCACAACCGACAACCTTCACGCTCTCCTGAGCGCGATCCTCATAGGTATAAATACGACCATATACCGGGTCACCTTCACCAGCCAACTTAACCGCACCGGGAACGGTGGGATCGTTGGTCACGGCCTTACCAATGCAGGAAGCATCGACAGTGCCCGTGATGAACCGAGTGAACGTGAAGTCCTCGAAGCTGAAAGCTTCAAGGCGAATAGAATTGATGTTCATCGCAGCCATTATCTTAACTCCTTACTTGTTCTTGTTGGTCTTGAAGGCACTGAGGGCAAGGTTGCCATCGGGCTTAGCATCCGTGTGGCGCGTGTCGTTAGAACGACCACCAATCGGCAGAGCGGACAGGCTATCCCGGTGAGCATTGATAGCTACCAGAATGTCTTCGACCTTCTCAGGAACCGCAGCATCGGGCTTGCCACTCAGGGCCATGACCGCACTAAATTCCTTACCGAGATACTCACGAGCCGCAGTCAGGGCCGCTGCATCCTCAGTCGGAGCAACTGCTTCCTTAGCCGCAGTCAGTTCAGCCGTCAGGTCAGCGACCGTCTGGGTGAGCGTAGCGACTGAACCTTCTGCCGTTTCAGCACGGAGATTGAGAGCAGTCACCTGACCCTCGGCAGCCGTCAGCTTACCAGCAGTTACAATGTTGTCTGCCTTGGCCGTTGAAAGCTGGGCAACTAGTTCACCAATATCCACGCTGTCTTCTCCTTGTGGCGATGCAGAAGCGGTAATGTAAAGGTCATTTACATCAATTCCGCTTGCAGCAAGCTTTGTAATATCCAAACCCAACTTAGCGTTATCGTTGCCAATAATCTTGCTATTTGGTGCTGCACCACGGCTAACCGCGCTGAGTTCCATGAAATCCTCTAGACCATCCACTTTTGCGTGGACGCCCAGCTTACCAAGTTCGTGGCCCGAGGGGCACTTACGGTTCATAACTGGTTCGTAGTTACCAGCGCGAAGTGCTGCCATGTAGTCAAAGCTACAGCTAGAACACTTAATAGAACTAGGAAGAAAGCCAACAGACACTTCATCGAGAGTCCCCGAATTAGCCTTGGCGATTAGTTCTGTCTCAGTAGGATCGAGATAGAACAAACCACGAAGTTCTGGTGTGCCAGTATCTTGTCGCATTTCAGCATAGAAGAACTTACCCTTGGGGGTGCCTTCCATGTTGTGATCCTGCATGAACGGGATCGGATCGTTCGTCACCCACTGAGCCATCTGAGCCAGAGTGAGTGGAGTAATAACCGCACCCTCGTATAGGCCCTTCTTCTTGAGCGGACGCGAGGACGTTGCAATCACTTCAAATACTGGCAGGGAGCCAGTATCAGCATCCTCCCCAAGCGTGCGCTTGAGGAGGGAAGTGATCATTTCTGTATGCGGCTTTTGTTTCATTTGATTACCAATCTGTTATTTATAGGTGAATGTCAATATGAACCAGCTTACACCATAGGTGCGCGGGCTGATGCACGACGATACCACTCTGAAAGAGTCACAACATCACAGAGTCCAGCATCACGCAGAGACACCAGTTTGTCGAGGAACATCTGGTAGTGCGCAGTGTTGGTGTGAGAGTGACCGTAAAGAATAACATCTTGACGATCCCTGACCAGCATTTCCACAGTAGCATTGATACGATTGGTTTCCACCAACGAAGCATCAATCTGCGCCTGAGTAAGTGAGGCGTTGTTCAGATCAAGAATACTATCCAGAGCCATACCACCCATGTTCATAGCGAACTTAGGATCAAGGCCATAACCGGTGTAGTAACCGATAACACCCGAACCACGGTTCACACGACCAGTACGATAACCGGCTGTGAGCATGTCATCCAGAACCTTGGTGTGCCAGAAGTCATGATCGACAATAGCAAAGTTCGCCTTGACCGTCGCCGCCAGAATAGGATTGGACAACGTGATGGACGTGCTGCTGTTAATTGCAGTGATCTTCGTGTCTGCTGGAACCTTGTAACCAAGCATCGTCATACCAACAAACAAGTTAGCGGACGAGTCAACAGTTACAGTCGTAGTACCAGTTGCAGTGATAGCTACACCAATCTTACGAGCAACGAACGTCAGGCTAACACTACCAGTGGGGATTGGCTGGCTTAGCAGCACCCGAGTCTGACTGATTGGTTTGACGACATATGTACCTTCTGGAACATTTGTACCAAAAACACGCATACCGGGGATGACAGATACGAAACCAGAAGGAGACGGTACACTGACAGTTGTAGTACCATCGGCAGTACAAGTTCCAGTATAGCTTGCAATCGTCTGTCCATACTTACCATACGAGAAACAGACATGCTTAGCAGCATCTACATTTCCCCACCGTGCCAGAATCTGATCACGGTTGTAGTTCAGTGCAGCCATAGCTTCTGCCCGAGTAGCAAACGCAGTCATAGGAAGATCAACAGTCTCACTATCAACTGCCATATCAAAACCAGCAGCGTGCATGATATCACCCTGAGCAAGTGTCCACTTGGACCCTGTACCAATCAGGTTGTAGCAAACATAGAAACTGGCAACTAGACCACGCGACTGCATAGCCGGGAAGATGTCAGTATACTGAGTAGCATTGACGTCATCATAAGTAATGACAACACAAGGCTTATGAAAAGCAGGCACAGCCATAGCATCAATTGTCACATTGCTGCTAAAGTTACCTGTAAGGTCAGTGCTAAGAACACGCGGAGACTTAGTAGCTGTGGCAGCAACAGTCTTTAGTGAAGCCCCTGACCAGTTAGTGATACGGAAGTTATCAATGTTATATGAAATCCAAGCCCGACCCCGACTATCGGCATGCCAAGGTGAACTTGACACCGTGCTGGTTGGGTTGGCAGGATTAGCCTCAGGTGCTGACTTATACACATAAGTCTGCCCACCACTGGTGAAGTCTAGCCTGACTATGCCAAGCTGACACTCAGGGAGACTATCTAGGTCCACACTCATAACAATCACAGCATTGTTTGCACTAAGATCATTAGTAAAGGTGGGAAGACCACTAACGGTATGGCTTGCACTAGTACCGTTACCTACAATGTTGTAAGCACCACTACCCTGAGCCTTACGAGAGGTACTGTCAATAGTCAGATCAGCAGCAGCAGCCGTCGCACTACCAAGGGTTTCAAACCCATTGAGAAGAACATAAGGCAACGGCTGAACTGGATTGGCAATGGAGTGCGATCCAACAGGCACAGGACCAGTGCGAAGATTACCACCACGAGTATGGAGGACAGTCGGAGTCTTGACGTCAGCCAGCAACTCGTTCGTCGGATACAGAATACCATCAAGGGTATTGAAGTACAGCGACGTTTCAGTACCAGACTGTACCGTACCAGTTGCACCTAGCGGCGAACCGCCACTGATGACATGATTGTCCTTGATGACAAGATTGCTAACCGCCGTACCGGGTGTACCAAGAGTGATGAACCGGAAAGAGTTATTAGCAATCAGGCAGTACTTATCTGCAAGATACTTGTACGCAGTGGTCAGATGATTGTTCAATGAAAGACCCTGACGTGGCATGGTGTTGTGAGCGATCACAACGTGCGAGTGCGGGTTGGAAAGCTGACTTGAACGGTTTGACCACAAGTTGTAGGTGAGGACGTTACCAAACTTATCCAGATAAGTATTGTTAACGAAGAAAGCATCCCACAGTTTGTTGACAGTTCCAGTACCATTACCGGTTAGGAAGATGTTTTGACCAGCAGTTTCAATACCACGATAACCATCAATGATGATATTCTCAAAAGCAATGTCCTGCTGATAAGCATCACCATGTGCATCGAACATCGTTACTAGCTGAACGATAACATTCTTTGCATTCGTAGCACCAAACGCAATGCCCTTCAAACCAACAAGTGACAGAGCCGAAGCACGCCGGTCATTACCATTTGGTGAGAGAGTAGCAGACCAACCAGTCTGAGAGTTGACGAAGTCTACAACATTCTGAACAGTGTAGTTTGTGTTTGCCGTAGAAGCAGCATCACTATTCAAAATGGTAAAGTTTGCATCAACACCATCAGTAGTCAGAGTGAACGTGCGCGTTTGCTCATTAGCACCAGCCAGCTTGAACGTAGCCGTTGAAGCCGCACCAGTATAAGTGATGGTGAAGGCAGGAACATCCGAGTTCCAGAACTCACTATCGTGATTCGTGCAAGTCGTGTTGATAACACAAAGAGCATTGGAGGTAATGTCGCGAGTAGCTAGTTTGATATCGCAGCCACGAACCAGACTTGCACCTTGCACAGGATCGTTCATACCAATGATCTTAGCTTCAGTAAACCAAGGAGCGCCACGAACAACAGTTCCTACGACCCTCTGACCCTTGCGCCACAGACCAGTACGGCCCAGCTTGTTAACAATGGTACAGCCATCGAGACGATGCTGACGCTCGCCACCATCATGGTAAACGTCAATCATATAACTCATGTCAAGAGTGATGTTACTCCCCTTGAACCAAAGACCATCCATACGAGTACGGCCATACGCAGCAGCGTCGTTTGTATAGCTTGAGTAACCAATGGTTGCAGGAACCGTCGCGTCGATGGTGACATAGTTCTTTGCATTCCAGCTACCACCTGTGATAGCAAAGGTAAACGGACCGGGGCTCGTTAAAGTGATCCGAGCATTCTCAGCATTCGCATTACGGACAGCAGTCAAAGCTGCAAGCAAGGTCGTGTAGGTCGCGCCAGTTGCACCAACAGTGACCTCTAGATCATGCTTAACCGTGTGACGGGTGTAGCTGTATGGACCCATGACACGCGACTGCATCGTGGTATCAGCAGGAACTGCCTCATAGTAAACGCGAGCGTGACCATTCATGCTGAACGCCGAATGCAGCAGAGTTGCCCACCAACCAAAGTAGGTACGAGCAACGCCGTTCGCATCCGTGATCGTGCGGTAAGATGGCGCAGTGATTTCAGTCTGAGTACCTTCACAGTGGACGATAACCTTAGCAACACCACCAATCGTGGTGCCGTTGTTGTTCGCCATAGAAGCTAGACCAACCACAAGGTTCTCAGTGAAGCGCTCGTTCGGCGGGGTCATCAGACGCAGAGCAGGCTTAGCTGTGGTACGCGCAGGATCGACAGGAGCAGCATTGGTCGTGAAACCTGTGCCCTCAGTACCATTCCAACTGTTGGCAGGGAAGATAGCCGGTAGACCACCAGTGTCAAAGTCGTCATTGAGAATCGTACCAGTTGCCGACAAGGCACCACCAGCCACATATCCAGCGGGAACGCTGACTGCGACAGTAAAGCTTTCGTTAGACTCTAGGTCTGCATCAGGTTGAACAGCAATAGTGATAGTTCCAATGTTGCTGCCATTTGGAATTGTGATCTGGCCACCAACAGGTAGACCACCAACGAAGTCAGAAGCATCAGTTGCACCAGCCGCAAACGACCAAGTAACCAAGAGATTACCAACAGTCGTAGAACGAGTCACCGTATAGGTGAAGAAGTTATTGCCGCTATTACCCTCAGGACGAGCAATTGCATCCGAGATAAAAATGGTTGGCTGGCTAGTGTCAGCGTCAGCATGGAATACAAACGTACGAGCAGTCTCGCTCTCACCATTTGCACTGGTCGCACGAACCTTGACCTTATAGTCTCCACCAGCAACAGGAGCGGTGCTACCAACTACGATGTTATTGGAGATCAGGTTGATCTGCGGAGGAACCGTACCAACCAACTGGTAAGTCGTACCAAGACCAAAGTCGCTGGTTAGAACAGCGATCAATGAGTTGGTTGAAGCACTTGATAGGAACGAAGTCTTCGAAACATATACACCCGCACCAGTTCCACCGCCACCAATGACGGGAACCAGAGTCTTACCTAGGGGATTAGCAATACCACCGCGTGACAGACCAGCCATTTAATTATTCCCCAGAAGTAGTGATTGAAACGTTAACGCTCGGGCCGGTAAGAGTCGTCAGGCGCACGCGCCACCAAGCCGAACCCGGCTCATAATACTGACCCACGGTGATACCGGTGGAAGGGTTGCCAGTGATATTGTCGCTGCTAATGGGAGCAGGGTTAGCCGTACCATTACTAGGATCAATCGTCGAACGTTCAACAACTGCAATGACATTGGTTGCAGGACCGGTGACTTGGATCGCAATGTCCTTCTGACAGGAAACCCAATCGCTGATATCCGTCCCACTCGTCAGGACCTGATTGATGGTCTTGCGTGAGCGAGACTCATTGAAAACTAGCTTGGTTGCTGCTGCGGCCATTTTGAATTCCTTTTCCTAGTCTATATAGAGATTAAGCTTTAATTACAAGTCCGGTGAACTTAACACCAGCAGCGGGAACAGATGTGTCATACCCGCTTAACTTTAATAGATCAGTAAGTAAAGCAGTAAGTGTTGGTAGCGTACGATTTTTACGACCAGTGATTACAATTCCTGTGAACTTAGCACCAGTTTTAACCCAGTCAATATCCCAATAGATTGATCCATTAGCTGCCACAGAGGTAAGACCTACACCGGGTTCTTCGGTAAACTCATTCTTCAAAGTAATGGTGATCTTACCATTGGCATCAAGCGATCCTTTGATCACTTCGGATAGACGCTGGTGAACATGGTCAGCACGAGCATATATTTTCTCGGCATCGCCTGCTTTTGCAGTAGCTGCCTCTGACATTGGCATAATCTCAGCAGGCTTTGGAATGTCGGCCTTAGCTGCTAGTCCTGAGACATCAGGCACAGCCGGAATCTGGTCCTTTACTGCTTTGACATCAGCCTTAGTAGCCATACCACTTAGATCAGGAGCAGTTGGAATCTGTTGGGCGACAGCCGCAACATCTGCCTTAGTGGCCATACCACTTACGTCTGGAACCTTGAGGGCCTTAACCGTCTTGTCGAGGCTCTCCAGATAGTTTACGAAATCAGGTGTAAAACCCGGTGACATAAGCTTCTCCTTTACTTACTAGTATTTCTCGTGTTCTTATTGTCTCGTACGCCGTCTTGACCACCTCCGCTTAGGTCACGACCTAGAGGATCACCATTCGGGCTGGCCTTCGATGCGTCTATCTTAGCCATGTCCACCGCTTCCAAGAATCCAGTACCCGATAGTTCAGGTGCAGTATCTGGGCGAGGACGCTGGTACATCTGCATGTGATAGTCATCATCGGTGATAAGACCGCGTGACAAATCCTGTAGCAGACGGCTCTGCTTCATAGTTAGCTGGGCTTCGAGTTCCAGAGTCGGACGCAGTTCGATGGGTGTAAAGCTGACCTTGATCGAGCCTTGGAACCCAGCAAGACGTGCAGCAAGAGTCAGTGCAGCCTGTAGTGGCACAGCAGCCAGACGATTAAGACTGTCGCAGTTCATAGCAAACAGACGAGACTCAGCCGATGCGACCTGTGAGTTACCACCCTTACCAACAACCGAAGGCATGGTCTTCAACGCGGCTGTATTCTGAGCGTCAAGCACAGAGATGACTTCGCTGATCTGAACACCGGCACCGGGGTTCTTATCGTTGATCATCTTTGCCTGAACCGCATTCGTATGCACGAATGCCTGATCCGAGCGGATGTTGGTGAACTGGTTACGGATCGAACTGATCTGACTATCCACGAAGTTCTGACGCGCCTTCGGGTCCTGACGTAGGGTCGGGGGAGCCGATGCCATGATGATATCCTCAAGGACCTCAATGTCCAGACGAGGATAACCAGTAACCTGCATGATCCGATATAGTTCGTTGATGACCTGTTGGCGTGCAGCAATCGTGTTGATCGCACTAACGAACGGCGAGTAGGTGTAGATATCAGTCGGGTCCTGATGGAACCGAGTGGTGAAGAACGTTGGAATATCTAGGTTGATCCCGTCCCCCTGTGTACCAGCCGTCTTCTGGAATGGCTTATAGACACCAGCCGACTTTTCGTTCCACGTTAGGGTAGCGGGATCAACCAAACGGAAGGAGTCAGGAGCAAGTGCCTTGTCGATGACAAGTTCAACTCCTGCACCGCCGCGCATCAGGATCAGGTACTTGAGTTCATCGAGGAACTCGGCCTCGCTCAGCTTTGCGCTGTAGCCAAGGGTATAATCGGATACGTTGAAGATACGCTCAAGGATTGACTTACCAAGCGTAATACCTTCTGCGTTGCTGACACCGTTCAGGTCGTAAGCCTCAATCACCATCTTGGCAGAGGACGAGATAGTTGAATACGCAAAGATCGACGCAGAGACGTCGGGGTCATGGCGAGCAAGCTGCTGAATGAGGGTACGAGAATCATCGGCAATACGAGTCGAGAAGATATCGCTCGTATGTTCCTTGTAACCCGGTGTAGTAACGACCGGAGTACCCGGCCTGAATGTATTCGTGAATGTCGTGCCACCCGGCTTAGCCTTCTTCTTAGGAAGAATAAGCTGAAGTGTCTGGAGTGCGTTCGCCATTACCGTCCTAATCCTAACTTGCTGACGCTTTTGTTATTCGTCAGGTTGTTGAGTGAGTTACTCCCAACGTCTGTTCCTTCGATCCCAAGGACCATCAACGTTTTGGAGTATTGCCTCGTAAATATATTTTCTGATACGCGACGGGCAAGCAAAGCATAGCCAGCGGCAAAAAAGAAGTGATCGTTACCATTTAGTTTCTTCCACTCGGGTTCTTTTTCCATGACAGTTTCATCGCGTACCATATCACGCAAATGGGTGATCAATGTCTCCTTATATCCACCATAACCGGACAGAACCGCCGTCTGATTTGTAATGACAGTACGCACACGGTCCAACATCGCAGTACGATTGGCGATGTAGTAGATGAGTTCTTCTGACTCATCATACTTGGGCTGGACGGCTGCGTTACCACCAAAGTGGATAGGCATGATCAAACCTTGTGTGTTCTCACGGAAGGCATCAACAGTCGGAGTGTATGGGTATCTATCGACACAGCACTGAACGATGTTGTAGACCTTGCGAAGATCAGCAATGCGTTCGGATAGCTGCATGACATGGCATGTGTCGAATAGGAAGAAGGGGTCCTTCCCTTCCGAGTCCACATCACCCACTAGAACGATATGACAGACCTGTCCCATGTCGATGCCCATGTAGACAGCGGTATCGGAGCCAACGTTGGGTGCGTTACCCGTTGGTGCTAGAACCTTCTCGATCTGATCCCTCTGAATCTGTGCGCTTGACTCGGTGAACGGCTCGCCCAGCACGGTGTTGAAGAACCCCTTCAGGTTCTCCTTCTCACGGTACTTTTGCAACTGGCCCATGATGTACTTGATGTCTAGCCGGTCCGTCGAGAACGGGTTCATCTTGTAGCCACGGTTGCCTGAACGTGATGGGAAGTTGGGAACCCAATCGCGGTATTCGGGTTTAGCTAGGTTGAGGGGCTTGGCACAACGCTCACACTTGATGTGCGCGCCTGTCATATCCAGTTCGCTGATCTGCTCAGCGGTGAGATCAGTCAGATGCTCGATCTCATAGTCCAGCTTTGGGATACTCACAAAACTCTGATTGAACAAAGGAAACTGCCAGTGATTGCAAGCCGTGCATTTGACGAGGTAATAGTGCTGATCGGAGAGCGAGAAGTTCCTGTCGATCCCGTAACCAAGGAATGTGGGTGTCGAGAAGCTTTGAGTAATGCGCTTATCGGAGCCCTGCAAACGGCTCTGGAACAGACTGATCATGTCAGGCGGCGACAAGTCCAACTCGTCGTGAAAGAGTATATCAGCATTGATCGAAGTAGCGTCGCTCTCACCGCACCCAGTTACATACCCAAAGCTGTCGTTGATCTGAGTAAGATCCATGCGGCGGATTGGCTTGGTCCCTCCGGTGGGTGGATTGAATACAGCATCGTTGTCGATAATGGGCTTCATTCGGGTAGCGTAGTTACGCTTGTACATAGCTTCATTCGGAAAGCTGAAGATACCCGAGAGTCCATTCTCGCGGCGGAGCATCGCAAAGAACTTCCTGATCTGAATCTCAGTCAGACCAACCTGTGAACACTTGATCACGCTCAGGTTGGGATGCTCGTCGTCTGCGATCTGCTGCTGGAATGGATAGCGGTCATAGCTGAACGGACGACGGCGCAGCGTCGTAAAGTCCGTGATCCACTCG